AACTGTTCACTCATTTTTCTAATTCTTTTAGCTCTAACATTCCACATACCCAATGGTTTCAACATATTTTGTTGTGTTTTTATCCTACCTTTTAGAAATGCTTTTGGATTAGGATATCTTTTAAACAACTTTGGCAATACTTCTTTAACTTGTTTCCTATATGTAAGGTTTAGACACATCACACCAACCATGTGTTGCCATACAGTTTTAACTTGTTGCTGTACCATCAAGTGTTCTACCATAATCTAAATCTTTCTAGTTTCTTTAATAATTCTTTTATAGGTTTATAAACCGTCCATATTTCTTCAATATGATTATCAAGTTTCTTTTCCAATTTATCTAATTTCTTTTCAATTCTGTCTAGTTGTTTTTTATCAATCATTTTATTAATTTAATATCCTTATCTGAATATCCAGCATCTTTGGCTAATTGTGAAATTTCTTTTTTTGTCAACATAGATTTTAGTAATTGTAGTTCATCGTTTTTTGCATTTGGATAAACTTCTGCTAAAAATTCTTCTATTTTTCCTTTTTTACGTTTATTTCCTTTGGGTGCTTTGATCCACGGATGAAACATTTTTTTACCAGATCCACATAAACATAATAGCTTCCAAAACAACCTACTAGTATCATGATGTTTCTGTAAAGTAGAAAAGTCTCTATTACAAAATTCATTGACATTTTCAATATATGACTCTTGTAAATATTTGTTTCCTTTAATACTTGATACAAAACGCATAGCTACATAAGGAGAAAACGACTTTTTTTCTTCTTCATCTAAACTGTCATACCAATCCATATTACCAATATCAACATTGTACAACATCTGATTTAAGTTTAATTGTTTTTTTGCCATTAAAAGAAAGATCCTACATCCATTGTATCTGGTAATTGATTAATATCCTTTGCAAAATATAAGCAGTCTGGATTTTCTCCATCGCCCAATGGAACAGAAATAATATGTCCAAATTTAAGTTTTGGAAAATACCATTTCACTTCTTGGAATACATTTACTACTTTTACTTCTGCTGATTTTATTAGTCCTGTTGTTAATGGATTCATTGTTAATGCTTCAAATCCTCTGTCATTTAAACTTGTTAACGGAACCATCTCACATTGTCCTAGTTCTCTTTCAATTACCATTATGCTCCAATCGATTGGCATTTGGACATTAATACCGTTTACTTCTAGTACCATACTAGGTGCATTAAATGACTCTAAAAAAATTAATGGAATAAAAAAGAAATCAATATTTTTTGGATTTGTAGTATCCAGTACGCAGTACTGAAGATCATCAACGAGTTCAGGAACTTTGTTTAGATTATAACTACAATTATCTGGTGTTAAAATTTTCATATGTTTACCTTACTTACAGTATACGGTAATTGGCTTCTTTGTAAAACCTTTTTCTTGTTGTTAAATGTCTTTTTGAATACTTGCATTTAGAAGTTATGTCCCAAATTTGTACATGATCTTTATCTTCTGCTTTTCTTATGCCCCTTCCAATACTTTGTATTACCCTTACAAAGCTCTTTCCGGGTTCTACAAGCACCAAGTTAAATATTCTTGGTATGTTGATACCCACAGCCGCAACACCGTATGTTGCAATCAATACTTTATGTTTTTCTGTTGCCACTTCGCTGTATTCTTCTTCTCTGTCTTCTAGTTTTGTTTTACCTTGTATAAAAACTGCATCTGGAATCAAGTCTGCTAGTGCTTCACCTGACTTAATTCTATCAACTAGTATCAATGTGTTTCCACCCGGACGCATTTCTTCAATTAGATTACTTAAAAATTGTAATCTAGTTATATCACTTACTAGATATGCTACTTCTTCTGGATAGCTTCTAAATGATCTCATGTCTTGTGTTTGTATGATGTTAACATGACAATTTGCTAACACACCTTTTTCTTGTAGTTCTTTTGCTGATAATTTGTTTGATACTTTACCAATTGATGCTTCTAAACTTACTTGTTCAAATTCTTCTTTTGGTATCGTTCCTGTTAATCCCCATCTAATAGGTATACCCGCAAAAGGCCCCGTTAATAACGTTTTAAGCACGTCTGCACGTGCCATATGTACCTCATCTATCATAACGCACGATACATTATCTAAAAACTCATCAATAGGAAAATCAGCTTCGGATTTTTTTGATTTCTTGTGTAAATTATTCAAACTTTGCCAAGTGCAAATAGTATGAGTATGTCCTAGCTCTTTACGTTCTCCAAAATATACACCAACATCTAAACCAACTGTTTTATAATCTGCTTCTGTTTGTGTAACAAGTGATTTGTTAGGAACAATTACAATCGTTCTTCCAAATTTTTCACACATTTTTGATAATGCGGCTGTTATAATTGTTTTACCTGCACCTGTGGCTACTTCTTGTAAACTTTGTGGATCGCTGATATAATCGTTAATTACTTGTACTTGATAATCTCTTAATATAATTGGTTCTCCTGCCAACTGATGATTTGCTGGCCATACTTTATCGGAAAAATATTGATTATCAATTTTATCAAAAGAAATTTCTATATTTTTTCTATAATCTTCAATTTTAATTTCATATCCATTTTCTTCAATGATAGGTAATATTCTATCTAGCAAATTTAAATAAGTTCTTGCACCTATATCACAAAAACGTATATTACCATCCCATCTACCTAGCTTGTATGCAGGTAAATGATACGCATACGGTACAAAAAACTTTAACTTATCAGAAATTTTACGTCTAGTAGATACATCTAGACCTTCAAACTTGACGTTTACTTCGTCTTTAATTTTTAATATTGCCGTGCTCATCTAGATATTTCTCATTTAATTGATGTATTGTTGTTTCAATTCTTCGTGTATATGTCTGTCCTAGTTCACTAAATTCAGTTAGAAATTTTGCTAGTGTTATAGCATCTGCTTTTTCTTCAAATTTCAACATCATTCCTCTAGCTGTTCTAAAACCTTCATATGCTGGGTGACGATTTAACAAATCATAATAATATGCTGTGCAGTCACACCAATCACTAAAAACTTTTATTCCCCATTTTGCGTCCGGATTGCCTCTAGCTTTTATTTGCTTCTCGTTTTTATCCCAAGTACGAATGCCAAAAATATTATATGCTTCTTTGGCAAATCTAGATGTTCCCCAACCTGACTCATGTGCCGCTTGAGCTATTATTAATGCAGTCGGTATTAGTTTATCTTTCGGCATATCTTCTTCTATTTTATCTAAGCATTTTTTTATTGTATGAATAAACTTATGCTTATGATCCTTATACTTTACTACTTCTATTACAGAATGTTCTGTTTTAATAAATGTTTCGACTTTTTTACTTTGTTGTTTAGGCGGATCTTCTATTAAATCAGTTGTCCAAAACAATATTGGTATTATCAATAGTATTGCTATAAAAAGTATTGTTCTCATATATTATTATAACACAAAATTATTTTTTTGCAAATAATTCAGCATCATCTAAACCTGCTACCCTTAATTTTACAATGTTATTAATTTGAAACTGCTTTGAATCAATAGCTTTTAGCAATCCTAAAAACTTATTACGTAATAATGCAAACTCATTTACCAAATTAGAAGTATCCACTACTTCTTGTTCTCCTTCAATGTAGTTTTTTACATCATTTGATGTCAAAGCTCTTTGATAGTTTTCTAAATATGTTCTATAGTACTTGCTTTTTACTTGTCGTAGTTTGATATTTAGAAATTCTAAGATAGCTTCAATTTCTTGTAGTTGATTGAATCTATGTTCTACTATTCCAGGAACATTACTAGCATTCTTTTCAATATTTCCTTTCATACCAGTTTCTACTCTAGCTTCTTCTAATTGATCTTCAAAGTAGTCTATACAATCAGGAAGTTTGCTCAAGTTTTGTGAAACTGTATTATACCATTTTGCCATTAATAATCATCACTTTCTGACTCACTACCATAATCTTCTGAGTAGTCTTCATCATCATCTGTATCTTGATAGTATTCATCAATAGCATCAGCTAGATAATCGTCAACATCTTTGAACTCTTGTTGAGCTTGATCATCTAACCCATACTCATCTAGTAATATTACAAAGGCTTTAGCGGCGTCTAACCTATCCTTTACAGGAACATAGTTACTCAGTTTCTGCCATGTCTCGACTAGAAGCTCTATTTCTGTCTGCGTCATCATTTTCTGCGTCTTCCCCTGTAGTTAATTTTGACGTTGATTCATTAAACTCAGCCATAACTAAATCTAACTTCTCGCCAGTCCATTGTTTTCTAAAATGTATATGTTCTTTGCCCAGTCTATCAACATATTTTAATCTATTACCTTGCTTGACAAATAAACCTTTTTTCTCAAATAGATCGATAAGTCCACTATAAGGATCCATACCTGATTCATATGGAATCTTAACTTGTACACCTTCAAATGGTTTATTGAATCTAGTTTTCATAACTTTACAAGCTGATCTAATACCATGTACTTCACTTGTTTTGTTACCGTCTTCGTCTTCTTTGAGTTTTAGTTTTTTCATTGCCACAACAATACTACTTGCATAGATAAATCCTTGTCCACCTGATATCTTGTCATCTGGGTCAAACATATCTTGTGATGCATAGGTATGGTTAGTACAAACCAAACCAATATTTAAAGCACCAATTAAGTTTACAGAATTTCTAATAAGTGCTGTCAATGATTTAGCTTTTCTTCCTAAGTCACCTTTCATCTCACCTTTTTGAAACTGGTCTCTGTCAGTTGGTGTCAATAACATACCTAATGAATCAACCACAAATAAAACTTTTGGTCTTTCACTACTTGGTTTTTCTTCGTAATCTTTTTTGTAATTTACAATAAAATCACTAATAATTTTAGCAACATCATCTACCATTGCTACACTAATTCTTAATAGCTTGTCTGGTGATGTATCTACGTTCAATGCTTGTAGCCATCCTTCATCAAGTGCGTTTTCTGAATCAATTACTATACAAAAAACACCTTGTTTCTGTGCATTGGCAATAAGATTACCTGATGCAATCAAACTCTTACCTGAGCCTGATTCACCTGCTAACATT